TTTTGTAGCTCAACTCAACTTATGTTGAATAGAGTTTTAAAAAGATTCATAGGAAAACTTGATATTTCAAGTCATAGATATCTATGGTTGGAGACATCCTCTACTACTCATTCCAAATCTTGGATGGGTTTAGTAGTAGATGCCTTGTTGATATATAACAATCCTCTTCTTTATACTCACTTCCGCGATTACTGTGAGGCAACTAATTCAACTATTATTACTTTAATAGATGGAATAGGTAAATGCTTCAAATGACAGCAATCGGTAAATAGTTTGGATTTAAATTTTCAGTCATGATTATTTAAAACATTCCCTTTAATAAAGACTAATTGTTCTTTTACTTTAGGGAAGCTATCTACAAAGGAAGAAGCAGCTGGAAAAATGAGAGTATTCGCCATTGTTGATGGTTGAACACAATCATTGCTGTATCCTTTACATAAGGCCTTATTTGGGATCCTTCGTGGACTCCCAAATGATGGAACTATGGACCAGGATGCATCATTCCAAAGATGTACCGAGAAAGCAACAAAATTTAATTGTTGTTACGGGTACGATCTGTCTGCTGCAACTGATCGTTTACCTATCGATGTTCAAGTTTCTATACTTGCAACATTAATAGGTGAAAAAGCAGCTATTGCTTGGAAAGGTTTATTAGTCTCAAGATCTTATTTATATAAAGATCCGGATACTAAACAAATCAACCAAGTGCAATATGCTGTTGGACAACCTATGGGAGCCCTTTCTTCTTGAGCAATGCTTGCATTAACACATCATATGATAATGCAATATTGTTCGTGAAGTCTGAATCCCGATTCAAAACAATGGGAAACTCGTTACGAGATTCTTGGAGATGATATTGTTATCTTCTCTAAAGATCTTGCAAGTAAGTACCTATATGTTATGGATAAGTTAGGAGTCCCGATCAATGAGCGAAAATCAGTAGTTTCTGAGCATCGTCCGGTCGTCGAGTTCGCAAAACGAACTTGATGAAATGGTTCGGTATCACCCTTACCATGGAAAATGTTCATGAATCAAGATACCTTTAAAGGTAGAATCTCGACTACAATATCTCTTTTTAGGAAAGAAAAATCTTTCTTATCAAGACCTATTGCGGTCTTTGAAACTATCATGAAAAAGGCTTCTTGAGATAATCGTCCTAAAAAGGATTCAGTTGCTCTTATTGCTTTAATGAACTCTTATTTTGAAAGAATTTCAAATTGAGATTATTTATTAAAGTTTGTAAGATCGACAGAACCAATAGTAACAAGGAACAAAATGTATTTTGCTAACTTCAATTTTGATTTGAGTAGAAATATCATTAGTTCGTTGTTAAAGGATACACGATTACCACGACTGAAAGAAAAGGATGTGAACTATTTCTTGTTTGAATGGGCAGTTAAATCAGTTTTACTGAAGAAACTCCAAAACATGCAAGAAAAGTACACTGATTTTTGATTAGAAAAGCAAGTAAAATCTACGGTAAACGCTATTCTGGGTTTACAAGTACTATATGGATGAGATCCAACAAGTAAAAGTAAAAATGCTTTACATAAAAAG